GGAATTATCCTTATCGATTTTTATAGTTTTGATTGCCATATATCCCCCTACTCGTTTTTAACAGCCGGAATGGTTGGCGCGCTGAATACTGTTTCGTAACCAGTGTCACCCTCTGCATATGAAATCTTGATGACCCCTGTTTTGTTGTCTCCCGTAACTGTAATTGGAAGAGTCTCCTCTTCAACTTCTTTTCCTTCTTCGATTGTCTTATGTTCTCTTTTAATTGCTCCTAGCGAAGCGTTAAAGAAGATGTGTCTCCTTCTGTTTTTGTCGCCCTTACCTTCAAAAGCGAAATAAACCTTCTTCGAAATTCCGCCCTTAATCTGTGCAATTCCTCCGTCAGCCATCTCCTTAAAATTGAGAAATGCTGTTTTGAACGCATCAGGAAACAGCGCCATGTTAAGTTCGCCCGTCATGCCGTTATCATTGAAATCGCTGTAGTAAACGACGTCATCGGCAAAGAATTTTGATTCCTCTGAGTCTGCGTCTAGGCTCAGTGCTCTCATTCCCGGAACTGCCATTGATGGCCCTAGCTTTGCGGCTCCGTGCTCGTCGATTTCGTATACTCCGATGTGAAAATTTGATGTACCAAATTCAACTTTATTTTTATTCATCTTTCGTTCCTTTCTGATCTGATTTAAATTTCGTAATAGATCACATATAAATCTTCGGACTCGATATAAACGTCTTCTGATTTCTCGTACAAAAAACCACCGTCAAGCAATAGCTTTTCGATGGTTTCTTCCTTTTCTTCGTTTTTTGTCTTGAAGTAATATTCTATCCTGTACTTGTTAGCTTTGTGGTATATTGTGTCATCTGCCTTGAATGTCTTTTGACCTTCGGCTAAATACACAATAAACGGTGGCTTCGGAGCGTTTTTAAACACTCCGTACGCCACCGGTATTCCAGCTCTTTTTAGTAGATTTTGAAATGTCATAGCTTCTCCAATTCATCAAGCAGCATTTGCTTTGCTGCACTCTCTGCCGGTTTGATGTGAGGCCTTGCTGCGACGCGTCCATACGATCCATATTGGTTTTTTGAAATGTGTCCTCGCTCCAACAAATGAGTCAAACTTCCTTTTTTGTTGTATACTATAGCACGACCTTGCGAATTACGTTTCAGGGTCCAGCTCTTAGCATAACCGCCTTTCTTTCTCGGACTTGTTTGCTTCAGCACATTAACTGTTTGCCTAGCCACTATTTGGATTGCTTCATCAGTTTTCCTGTCGAGCTCGCTAGAATAATCATCTAGGATTTTACTCATTTGAACTTCAATAGAATCACGCATTTCTTTCGAACCTTTCCTTCACAGTTAGCTCTATGGTGTTTTTTGCGATAAACGTCCTAATCACGTCGTATAGCTTGCCGTCGTATCTAACAATCTTTTGATTATCATAATCGTAATAGTCGGCTAAAACGAGCTTAAACTCTGGCTTTAATGATACAACAGCGGAATTGTAAAACTCTTGCTGTCCGATTGATGTTCTTTTACAAAAAACTTCCGTCCATTCATACCCTGGTACTTCGTTTAAGTATTCATCTTGCGTCAGTGTTTCTTTCCCCAACTCTGCTATTTCGTTATACATCAGACACCCTCTTATTTTTCCTCAATCCATCTGCGTGGATTTCGTAAGCTCTATGATACTTGTCAATGAGTCGTTCATCTTCTGTCATTTGCCAAAGGCAATAAATGCAAATTGCCCTATTTACCAGCGCATTATCTTTATCATTTACAACATCTTTTGCTACACCCATTCTTATTAAGTCCATTTCTGCTGCCGTGATTGTTGATTCAATTTCTGCATCTAATTTGTCATGCCTTATTCTAAGACTGTTCTTGACAGATTCCTTTCTGCTAACCATTGATTATACTCCTTGTTGCGCCAAAAATTGACTTATTATCTCCGATTTTAGTGTCGCTATGATGCCATAATGCCTCTCCCCTGCTATCTTTTTGATCTGTTCGATAGTCAGTGCGTTAAGTTCCTGGTGCGTGTACTTGTGCGCACTACCCGCCAAGGCGGCAGGGGAAGTTATTCCCCCGGCTTGAATGTAACCTTGACAAATGCGTTAGGATTCTCGAGTCCACCATCAAAGATTTCATCACCTGTGATGATTGTGTTTGCAGTCTTTGCTTCGAGCGACTGGAATATCTCAAGCGGTGCGTGTGTGTTTGCAAGCAGTGCGCCTTTGACTCCGAAATATGCCACGTTGTTAGCAAGATTGCTGTCTTTTTTTACTGTTGCGCCGTAGATTCTACCCTGTACTATAGGATCTGCCATAGGGTTTGGGATGAATGCCTTTGTGCCGTCTCCATCCTTTATCCCTGCAAGACCTGTCCATATAGTCTTTGAGTTTGCATATACGACAACCTCTCCATCTGCATCGATAAGGCTCATGATTGTTCTGATTGACTCATCAGAGTATGTCTTCTCTGTTAGTATATTTGCAGCCGCTATGCCCGAGTTGTCTACTTTTGTAGCTCCTGAAGGTGCTACGTTGTCAAGCCTTGCGATTAGCACCTTTTCCTTCGCAACTCTAATTCTGTCTGCAAGGTGCTTTACTAGCCAGTTCTCGAACGCATCTATGCTCTGGAACTTCATCTTTCTCGTGATTGTGACATGCTTTTTAACCTCTACTCCAGTTAGTGGAATCTGGATAAATGCATCCTCTTCATCTTCGTTCGCTGTACCTTCGGCAACACCAGTTGCATCTCCAGCTTTAATTTCTGTATGTCTTACGAGCGCAAAACCTTCCTCGATTCCAGATGGTGTAGCATCATCAAGGATTGGTGAGTCGTTGCGTACAAGGCTTGTAATCTTATTTACAATAGTAACAGGCACGACTGCGCCGGTGTTTGCGGTTGTAAATGTAAATGCACGTGTCTCCTCTTCAGTTAGCTTTCCAAAGAGATGGTTTCCCCTCTGATCAACTGCAATGGTCTTTAGCCATGCTCTGCGATATACATCGCTGTCAGCTCCTTCTGACTCTTCCTCAGCTGATGCGCTTCTCTCTACGATTGTTGCTCCGCTCGCACCGCCATTGATCATCGCAGCTTCTTTAGTTCTCTGCTCTAACTGCATTAGCTCTTTTTCTCTCTGCTTCAGTTCTTTCATCTCATCGATGAGACCTCTCACCTCGTCAGCGCTTTCGCTCTTTGCTACAAGTGCATCAATTTCCTTTAATCTTTCTCTTAATTCCTTTAGATTCATTACTTCTCCTCCATTTTGATTTTTTCATAGTTATATTTTTCACGAGCTAGGCTTGCCGCCTTGATGCTTTCCGCTTTGCGTAATTCACTTTCCGCTGCAAACGCATTTCTCGCTGATATTTCAGTAGCATCGTATGCCGGAATATCAACAACTGATACATCGTACAGTTTGTCAATTTCTAAGATTTTTCGCAGAACCTTTTCTGTTCCCGTTTCTTCATCTTCCGTAATCACATACTCTGACTTTCTGACTGTAAATGCAAATGACATCTTATCGAGAATCCCTCGCTTGATGTCTCTGTACAAGCTCTTATGACCTTCATCATCTTCCCATAGTTCGGTTTCCATATTGAGCCCTTTATCATCTTTAGATAGCTTTAAGCTATCATTTCTCGTCCTTGCAAAGACTCTTCCGCAGTGATTCATGTTGAAGATAACATCGGACATGTCAGCACCATCAAGAGCTTTTGGGTCTATTGTTTCCCAAATTTCCTGATCTCTATATTTGCATATTAGAGTTTCGCTGTTAAAGACAATAGGTCTTCCCTTTATTGTCATGCGCTCTTTTCCTTCAGCTTCGCCTTCCCTTGTTTCAACATTTCCGATGTTGAAATCTCGGAACTGCACGTGCTTGTCTTCAATCAGGCGCTTAATGTTATCAAGTTCTGCCATTTAGTTTTCCTCCTCTTCACTCTCTTCATTTTCTACAGTTTGAGTTCCGACTGGAGCTGTATCCAGTCTCCTTATAGGTTCATCTCCACCTTGTAATGGTGGCAAGTTCAGCGTCCTTCTCCATTCGTTTGGAGTCATTGCTCCTCTATCTACCATGTTCCACAAATTAAGTTTTTCGGTTGTAGACATAAACTGGATTGTGTTGGCTGAGAACACGATATAGTTGTCAAACCCTTTTTCTCGTTCGGTGAAAACTTTACTTGTAAGTTCTATCGATAGTTCCATTAGAAAAGGTTCAATACGTGACTCATAGAACGCCTGCATTTCCTCCGGAGTCTGCTTCGCCATCAAGATGCTATCGTTGACTCCGTAATATCTCATGATATTTTCTCGAAATTCCTTTATGTTTGCATAGTTGCTTACCTGCGGGCTTGCCTTTAGCTCCTGATATTCGTAAGAGTTGTCGATAGTTGCAATGCCACCCTCGTTTGAAATATTAAGATAATCTCTTACAAAATCTTCTTTGACCTGCTTTAAATCTCCAGGATCAAGCATGGATTTTGTTGTCTTCAAAATACCTCTTAAATTTGCTGTGCTC